GTGGATCACCTCGATGGCCGACATCGAACTGGGCCACGTGATCAAGTACGCGCTGGCCGGCGGCACGGGGGACTGCGTCGTCGAGTGGGACCCGCACTACCTGGCCGGCGGCGACGTCCGCCTGTCGGCGCGCGACGCCCGCGACACGCTCCCGATCCGCCCCGCGCCCCTCTCCCGCTCGATCCAGGACTGGGAAGGGCTGATCCTGCGCGAGTCCCACACGGTCAACGCGCTGCGCGGTCTCTACCCGACCTTCGCGGATGTCTTCCGCCCGACGACCGACTCGCTGTTGTCCAGTCTCATGGGGCGCTTCCGTCAAGTCGCCGCGCGCCTGATCTCCCCGGCGAACGATACCCTCTCCGGGCTCAACGCCCCCGCGGCGGCCTCCCGCGCGCGCTCGGGTGAGATCCTGATTTACCGGACCTGGCTGAACGATCGCACGCGCAACCTCACCACCAAGCCGATCCCGATGGGCACGCCCGGCTCCTCCTGGGCGTACACCGTCGCGCCGGGCAAGTACCTCTACCCCTTCAAGCGGATGGTCGTCGCGACGCCCGAGTTCATCCTGTACGACGGGCCCAACCCGTACTGGCACGGGCAATTCCCGGTCAACCGCCTGAAGCTCTGGGACCTGCCCTGGCACTTCCTTGGCCTGGGGCTGCTCAACGACCTCACGCCCATCCAGGACGCGATCAACGACACCGAGCAGGACATCGCGCTGGGGATCAAGAAGTGGATGGCGCCAGCCGTCAGCTACGATCGCGGCGCCGTCTCCGAGTCCACCATGCGCCTGTTCGACCCGCGCCGCCCCGGGTCGAAGATCAAGCTGAACCAGCTGGGCCAGCGCGAGGGGATCAAGCTCCACGACGGGCCGCCCGCGCAGGTCCTCGCGCTCGCGCACGAACACGAGCTGTTCCTCATGGACCAGTTCGACACACTCTCGGGCACGCCCAACATGCAGGCGCTGCTCGCGCTGCGCCAGCTCCCGGGCGCCGACACGATCCAGAAGTACTGGGAGTCCCTGACCCCCGAGCTGCGTCAGGAAGGCCGGATGATCGAGGCGTTCCTGCGCGACGCGGCGAACCAGATGAAGTCCTTGCGCTTCCAGTACGAGACCTCCGCCAAGCGGGTCACCATCCTCGGCGACGCCGGCCTCCTCCTGGACGACTTCGACTTCGACCCCGAGCAGCTGATTCCCGGCCTGAAGCCGATGACGCCCGAGGGGACGCCCACGCCTGGGTACGCGCCCGAATTCGACGTGTCCCTCCCCCGACACGAGCGCGCGCAGGCGTTCCAGAACTCGATCGTGTTCGTCGTGGCGCCCAACTCGGTCCTCTCGATGAACGCGACCGAGGGCAAGCTCATCCGCCTGCAGCTCGCGCGCGGCGGCATGTACGACTTCTGGTCCTTGCTCGAATCGCTGGAGATCCCCAACGTCGGGGCGCCCCCGCCGATGCCGCTCCCCCCGCTCGACCCGCAGAAGGCGGCGCTGGAGTTCGCCCAGATGCTCGCGTCCGGTCCCGAGGGCGCCGCGGCCGCGATGGGCAAGTACATCCTCGACCCGATGACCGGCCAGCTCCTGGAGATCCGCATCCCGCTGACCGTCACCGAGCGGCTCATGGCACAATCGGCCATCGGCATCGGGATGACCGAGAACCCGGCGGGGCGCAAGGCGTCGGGCCAGTCCTCCCCGAAGGTCGAGGAGAAGTCAGACGGCCGGACCACCGTGACCGAGTCGGACCACGACAAGGGCCCGGGGAGTGAGGGAGGCGGCTAATGCCACAGGATCGCAAGTACCTTCCCGCGCGCATGCAATCCCCCGCCGGGGCCGACCGGCAGGGTTCGCTCGGCGAGCGCCTCCGCAAGGCCGCGGCGTCGCCGACCGCCAAGTCCCCGACCGCGCCCCCGAAGAAGTCCTCGGTCCTCGGCAAGCTCAAGGACCGCTGGGCACCGGTCCGCAAGTACTCCAGCCGCCGGTAACTCGATGCCCGTCGCTGCCGTCGATCGTCCGAACCCCGCCGCGTCCCTCACCGATCTACGCGACCAGTCCACCTTCCCGGAGGTGTTGATCGCGCTCCATACGCAGCGGTACACCGGCCCGGTGACCCTCCACCTGATCCACGGCGTCCCGACGGTCGTCGAACTCCCCCGGCCGGTCCAGATCCGCCTCGCGGTCCCGTCGAAAACTTGACAACGCGCGGCCCGTCGCCGCACACTCTCGGCTGAACATACGCAGGGAGCGGGATTCCTACCGGACCCGCGACCCCTTCGTTGGGCACGACCGGCGTTCCTCAGCAGGGAGGGCGCGCCGGTCGTGCCCTTTTTTCATGTACGCGCGGAGTCGACCATGCCGCTCACGAAGACCGGCGCGAAGGTCAAAGCCTCGATGGCCCGCGAGTACGGCGCGCAGAAGGGCGAGCGCGTCTTCTACGCGTCGATGAACAAGGGACGGCCCGGATCCTCGAAGTGGCATCGGAGCCGGACGATGAAGGGACGGAGGTAAACATGCCCGCAGGCGTCGGCTATCCCGGTCGGATGGACAAGCCCACGGGCCCCACCGGCATCCTCTCGTCCAGCCGCAAGCCGGTGAAGTCGCCCGGCAAGAAGCCGTCCATGCGGAAGGGCGGATCGCTGTCCTCCCCCGCACGCCCCGCGATGGGCCGCCGGTACTAACATGCCCTCTCCCGCGTCCATTCCCGGCGGCACGGTCCTCGACGGACCGCCGCCCGCGCCCGGCCTCGAACAGGGCATGAACCCTGGGATGCCCATCGGGGATCTCATGGGCGGCGCCGGCTCGGGCGCGCGGCAGATGGGCGCCGACCAACTCCCCCCGGAAGTGCTCACGGGGATGCAGCAGGCCGCGGACACCATCCGCGACATGATCGATGGCTTTGCCCAGATCACGCCGAACCTGGCGCCGGACTGGGCCATCGTCAAGGCCGCGCTGGAAAGCGCGATGAGCAAGGTTCAGCAGGCAGGTGCAGGACCGGTCTCTCCCATCTCGACTGGCCCGGGGTTCCCCGGAGGCGGATTGGACCGAGGCGGACTGCCACTGGCGTCTGGAGGGATCTGATATGGGCAAGCTCGAAAGCGGTCAAGCCGTCCTCGCGGCGTTTCTGGCGAAGCTCCCCGCGGAGCTTCAGGCAACGGCGCGCGAGACGTTCGGCAAGCCGGAAGCGGCGGCGGCGCTCGAAACCCTCGGCGAACAGGCCCTCTCGCGGGCGGATTACTCCCGCGCGATGGACGAGCTGCGGGCGAAGGACACCGAGGCGGCGCGCTGGCACCAGGAGCTGACCGCGTGGCACGCCGAAGTGAAGCCGCTGGCCGAACTGGGCGAGGCCGCGAAGAAGGCCGGCTGGAAGCCCGGTGACCCGTCCCCGACCGGGGCGGTGGACCTGCCGGCGGACCTGGTCCGCAAGGCGGATGTCGAGAAGATGCTCCGAGAGCGCGATCAGCAGCTGGCGGTGTACGGGCCGGCGATGAACGCGCTCCAGATGAAGCACTTCCAGGACTTCGGCGAGATCCTCGACGGACAGGCCGTCAGCGAGATGATTCGCGACCCGCGAGCCGAGCAGATCGGCATCCTCGGCGTGTATCAGGACCGCTACAAGGATCAGATCGCGGCCAAGGCAGCGAAGGCGGAGGAAACCCGCATCAACGCCAAGGTCGAAGAGCGGCTCGCGGAGGCGCGCAAGGCCGGGCTCAACCCCCGGTTCCCGACCGCGCACCCCAACGCGCCGGCCTCGCCCCTGGACGCGCTGGAACCCGTCAAGAGTGGCCCCGGTGGGGTGTCCGGCAGCGAGATGGCGGACGAGTACGCACAGCTCGTCAACCAATCGCTCGGCTCCGCCCCCGCGACCACCTAACCCGCTCGGCGGCTCCCCGGCCGCTGAGCCACGGAGAGACCCGTGATTCAGCTCGACGCTGTCAACACCGTCGCGACCAAGCGCATCATGCCTGGGGTCGTCGACAACTTCTTCAAGGCGGGCCCGCTCATGGCCTACCTGAAGTCGCGGTTCACCCGCAAGTGGACCGGCCCGGTCATCCAGGAGAACTACCTCTACAAGCCGATGAAGGGCGGGGCCTACAAGAAGGGCGCCACCTTCAACGTCACCAAGTCCCAGACCTACTCGGGCCTGCTCTTCACGCCGCGCTACTACATGACGAACGTGACGGAGTTCCTGGAGGATCTCGAAGTCGAGATGGCCGGGCCGACCGCGATGTTCTCGACCCTGAAGGTCGACCTGGGCAACGCGGCGCTCACGCTGTCGTCCATCCTGGAGATCGCCCTCTTCCGCAACGGCCAGAACGTCGGCGGCAACGACCGCACCGCCGAGATCAACGGCCTGGAGGAGGCGCTCACCGACGGGACGAACGTCACGTGGACCGGCGCGACCTTCCCCTCCTACGGCGGTCAGACCCGCGCGGACGTCGCGCCGGCGCTGAACTCGCCGACCGGGCTGATCGTCCCACTGCAGG